GTGCTGCCAAATTGCTCAGCAACTTCTGCATATTTCTTTTTAATAATTTGTAAATCGTCAAATCTATTTAAAGTATTGTTGTAATTAAAAACAAACACCGCACCCTGATCTGATGTTTGATCATCATACAATATTGATCCCACTGCCAGTGTACTGCCAGATCGGGTTAATGAAACACTTTCGCCAAATCGGCACTGTTGGTCTATGTTGAAATCTCTACTGCTAAGAGTATCAATCAATTGAAAAGTGTCTTGGGTATAGGTGTACACAAACACTTTACCCTTGTCAATTGCTGTTAAGTCTAAAGGTGTCCATTTATCATAATTGAAATTTCCAGCATTAAAAATTTTAGTAGAATCTTCTATTGCTGTGCTGTCACCTTCTTCACCATAAGGGCCTGTAAATTGCCAGTATTGACCATTATAAATTACTATTTCGCCAATAAAGTAGGCCATGTCACTACGGTATGGACCTTTGTATCCGTCGTAATTGAGATTGTCACTGTGTGGGGCCGACGCAACCAACATTGATCCGTCTGTTGATAGATCAAACTCATAACCAAATTTGTCGCCGGCAAACACAGACTCTACATTTTCTGATTGTAGTAAAGTTGTACTGCCATCGTTTATTACTTGTTCATCTATATCCAGTGTTGTTATCAATTTAGGAACAAAACATTGTATATTTGTGTTGTCTATTTCTTGCCATAAACTAGGATTGTTTTCAAAAGGATCTGTTGGCACTTGTGCAATTGCTTGGTATATCTTGAAATCATAATACACAATGTCACCGACATTATATTCAAATCCTGGATTATGATAACCACGATATGCTCTGTTGTAATCCATGTGCCACTCAAAGCCGCTGTCTACAGATACATCGCCGTATCTAAAGAAATACAAGCGACCTTGATTGGCGTTGGTACCGGGGCTGCTAATTACCGCTAGATATTCACCATTGTTTTCTGTGATTTTTATTTTTGATCCAAACAATTCACTTTGTGCAGGGTACGGACTTACAATAGAGTGATTTAAAATGTAATTTCCAGTATCGTCTCGTTGGTAGATATACACCATACCCTGATTGGTCAATCCGCTGCCAGTGCCCGACAACTCAGCCTCAATTAATCTTGCTGGCTCCCAGTCGTCAAGAAATTCAGTAATAACAGCACTGTCTGCACCTAAATTATACATTGCTCGCCAATGCGATAATCCGCTTTGTACTATTGCACCTTGTGGATAACTTTGTGGAAATTGAAGATTACCAACAAACTTTGTTTTAACATCCGTAGCAGTAGGTGCACCTACGAACAACCATCTAGCATCTTTACTTAAAGTCACAGATGCTCCAAATCTATTACCTGCTGCAGATAGATTTTGCAGTTGTTGAATTGTTTGTTTTTGTACCCAATTACCTTCAGGACTTTTTGCAAAAATAAACACAGATTGTAATGCAGTCGAAACTGCCATAGTATTTGCAGCGTCATCGATAGAAAAACTTGTTCCAAATTTTTGCTGTGCAACAGGCAAACCCTGATCCATTTGGTCTATTGAGAAAACTGAATTATTTTGCCAAACCGTCCATTTGTTGTTGTTGTCTGTCCACAACAACTCATTTCTTTTTAAATTTTCAGGAAGACGATCATTGGCGTCATCAATGTTGGTTTCTAATCTAGCAGATACAAATTTATAAACCAGTATCTGACTGCTGTCTCCAGCATCGTGAGTACCTTTGTTAGTATTTGTTAATGTTATTTTTCTTCCTACAATTTGAGAAATTTTGTAGAAACCGTTCAGACTAACAGTATTAGCAATGCCAATGATATCGCCCACTGCAAGATCTGTAAGTTTTGAAAAATCAAGTTGTACTGTTGTAGTAGTAGTTTCTATTACTTCAACGCTGTTGACTATTTTAGTATATCTATAAACGTTCCAATCTATGCCGTCAAACACTGTCCAAACATAGTCGCCTTCTTTCAAAGTCACAGACGAGTTTGCAGGCAACAATAAATCTGCCAACGAATCAATATTCAATGCCACATCATTATATCGCACATAGCCGGCATTTCTTAACAATTTCGAAGATGTTGTTAGTGTTGGCCAGAAATCATATGTAAAGTTTACTGGTTTTAAATATATGTCGTTGATATTTTGTCTAATTATAAAATCAACATTGTCAACTGATGTGTTACTAGTCAGTTCAAGGCCTTGTGGATTTGTTTTAAATTGTTCTTCATCTAAAGTAAATTCAATTTCTTCATAGGCGGCACTGCCACCGTATTGTCCTACACGAACTGCCCATTCTTCGTCAAGTGTTAAACTTTCTTGAGTAGTTGCACTTAAAACATCAAATAATTTATTGAATACATTTTCTGTACCCTTTTCAATAATCATGCCTTGATAAAATTTATATTGGCTGACATCGTCTTTGATTATGTTTTCAAGATAGGTACGCTTTTGATATCCAATAAGGTGTTGTGCAACCTTTTGCTGATTGGTATCAAAATTGTCAGTATTTAAATCGTAGAAATCATTAAACTGTTCGGCCTTGTAATCCCAGTTAGGCAATAGACCTTTTTGAGGCTTGTCTTCTAATATATTCCAATTGTCGTTGTCGAATTCTAAACTACCCGGAGTAAATTTCTTTGCTGCGTAGTAATATTGTTTATATTGTACAATGTCTCCTAGATAGTAATCAGTCCAAGATTTCCAAACTTCAACTTTGGCTTCGTCATATATAAATCCTGGAATGTTAAAACCACCATCCCAATTGTTGGAAAGATATCCCAACACTTTAATTCTTTCTTGTCTGTATCCAGGTTGTAGATCATAAATCACATCATTAAACTGTGTGATATTATCTAACAACAATACATGTTCTTTTTGTATGAGATAAAAAGATGCACCATATATTCCTTGCCCAGTATTTTTTGGCGATAATGAGTAGACATTGTCTTCTCTATTAGTGTTGATAAAGTCAGCAGACAATGGCTGGCCGTCACTTTGTAAAATAGAGTAAGGATAAAATATATCAAAAATATTGTTAATTTGTGCAAGTTCTGTTCGCAAGGAAATTTTCAATGCACTAGGACTCAAACACAATACTGTGCCAACAGTCCAATTCTGTGTTAACCAGAATGCAAACTCTTTAGCACTGGTTTCCCAGTTGGTTATTGTGTTAAGTGCAGAGTTGAAACTGTCAAAAATAAATCCTAATGTTTCTAAACGTTTACCGTAGCCGATTAGAAAATCTACAACATCTTGATACTCTGTAAATTTTGTTCCGTACGGTACTCTAGTAATAGAAGTTGCAAAAGACTTTTTAATCACAATGTCTCTGCCGCCAGAGATAGGCAAAGTACTCAGTCTAATAAACTTAGTTTGATCAAAACTGTCGGTACTGGTGTGTGAAACAGTGCATTTAAAAAATTGATTATTTTCTCTAACAATTGTTTGAATACGATAAACTTGGCCAGCTGACCAATTTAGAAACGATTCACTTATACCCCCGATATTCACTACTCGGCCAGCACCTTGAGGTTGATAATAATCAAAATAAGGATCATCAAAATTATATCCGCGGACTTCAAATCCGTCAACAGACTTTTGTATTACTACACCACTATAATTTATTTTTTGTATTGGCGAATTGGTATTCAAGAAAATATCATAATTTTCGTCAGGCACAAATACGTTCGATGTGCTAGACGGACTCTTACTATCCAGAAGTAATCTAAATTTTTCCTTGCTGGTAAATCCACCCAACTTACTAGTTAATCCGCATGTAATATTTTTAAGATCGTATTTGTAACCATTGTAAATTTCAACATTAACTCCGGTTTGCAAATCTACAATCCAGTTGATAATGCCGGCAGTATATGTTCTATCAGTAGACTGCACAGTCGCTGGCAACACAACATCTTTAAGTTTTATTCTTAAATTAGTGTCGGCATAAACAAATTGTCCTGTAAGATTTTTTACAGTACGTGATCTATCAAGATAAAGACCCAATGTCTTGTTAGGGTACATCAACAATGCAGTTTTTGTTACTGCAAATGCATAATAACTAGATCGTGACCATGCAGTTTCCGTAGGGGCACTGTCTCCAAACACAAAATCATTGTTAGCGTCAACTTGAATAAATCCAAAAACTGAATTACTCAGCAACGGACTTGTCAAGTTTCCATCCTGATCAACTGGGATTCTTGACAACAACCCGGGTCTTACAAATTTTTCTCGAGTAACTACAGGTGTATTAGGTTCTCTAACATGACCGTTTTGCAAATCTTCCCAAAGAATTAAGTTATCCGAAGTATACGGTCTTGGACCGTATACTGATTGCCACCAACTAGGTTCTATACTAAATCCTAAACATTCCCAAGGATGAGTATGAGGCCTATCAGTGTCTAATAGATATCTGTAAATTCCTCTCCAAAATCCAGGACTGTCTTCCCCGTTAGGCAATTTATTTTGATTGTAATTAAAAGTAAAAGGATCTAATCTATCAAAAAAATCATTTACGACAATATTATTATCTATTAATGATGCCCATCGATAAAAACTACCGCTCAAGATATCTAAAAATTCTTGACGAGAATATTCTGTTGCTCGAGAATACCCTGGAATAATATCATAGATATCTATGATTTCAGAATCATAGTTGACTTTTATATTATTGTAAATTCGTTTTTCTAATTCTAATATTAAATCATCTCGGTAATCATTAAATGCCAAAGTTATACTACCGTCGTGACCTTGTATTACTCGAGTAGATTCTAAATAGGTGTCATCATTATAAATTTCAGGAACAAATTTTGGATACAGTCCTAACTTAGACGGAGTAGATGGGATAAAACATCCGTCAGTAGAATCATATTCTGCAATGTCAATTGTATCACCTTCGGCTAAACTTATAAGAATGTTTACAAATCCCTGACTATTGAATTCATAATCTTTTGCAAAAATAAGTTGTTCGCCATTTAGATATACTAATACAGCATGATTCGACAGCGTCGACATATCAAAATTAAAAGACAAAGGATATGTTGAAATCTCAGAATCTAGTACAGTGAATTGATAATTCTGTAAACCGGTATGAGGCACCATATCACTGAGATAATATTTTTCAGTATTAGATTTTGATTTATTAATTTCATTTAATACTAAATCTACAAAGTCTCGAGGAGTAGTGTCAATGCCGAGATTTTCAGCAGTCATTAAAAAATTTCTTTTGAATTTGCCGTAATCATCTCCCGCAGTATCAATTGCATTTACGGCGTTCGATGTTCTACTGCCAATATGATACAAACTGTTAACCAAGGGGCCGCTGTGTTGAATGAACCGTGTGCCGTACTGTGCAATTGAACCTAAATCTCGTAAATTATTGTTTCCAGGAAATACTCCTTCAAAATTTGTAAGATTGTTGATAATGCTGTCAACATGATCATTAACTTGTCCCAATGTAAAAATGTTGACATTTTCATTCAATGGATTGTTTTGTAGACTAACTGGTAACTCATAATATCCGTTGATGTTTTTTGCTTGAGTAGCCAATGTTTTTATCACAATAACATCATTGAGATCAGCACTGACATTTAGTACAATGTATTTGAATTTGATACCATCTTCAATTACATATTGTGTATTTGATAATCTGATTCCATTTAGATATACACTGACTCTTAAATCTGCAAGATCATTTATATCATCATACACATCTATATTAAAATTATTTGTTTGGACTTGACCTTTATAAATTCTAATAACTCTTTGAAAATCGTCGTAGTAATTTGTTATCCATCCGTTAGTGTAAGTCTCAGTGTCATCTAACACAATTTTTAAATAATTTGTTGACACATCGACTGTTATTAATTCAGCGGCTTGTTTGTAAGAAAATTTATCTGTTGTATAATTAAAATTAAAAACCACATCTCCAATGTTGTTGATGTTTCTATATGTCAATGGAAATTTTAATACACTATCATCAATTCCTGTACCTCGTTGATAAGAAAAAACTTTTGTACCTACAAACGTACTGCCTTCGTATTTGTTAATGTCCGATATACCAACGTTATCGTTGTCATAAACATCAAATAATACATCTTGATTTATGCTGATTTTTTCTTGGCCTAATTTCCAAGTAGCACCGTCAAACCAATACATCTTGCCTTGATTGGTTCCTAGTTTAACCAATACTGTTTGATCCCGTTGAGGCTCTGTATCATCAACTTCGATTAATGTTATTTGTTTTTGACGACCTAATCCGAATTGTACTTCGATAAATTTTACTTGAAAAATTCTACCCACTACTCTAATGTCAGTGTCAGCAGTAACTAACAATCTGTGTCCGTCGGCTAAATTAACTCCGTCTACATTATATCCTAAACTGCCTTCGATAGTACTGAAAACATCAGTAGTAAACGTATCAATCAAGTCGATATTTTTTTTGGCGTTGGTTCCAAAATTATAAAGTTTAATTCCAGCCGCAAATTCAATAATTGGTCGCTTGGCTCTTGCGCTTTGATCTAACTCTGTTGTTATTCCGTTGATCGTAGATGTAATATCTATAATGCCTTTATGAAACCATCTGTTATAACGACTCCACGGATTTCTATCTGGGCTTGCTCGATTAACTGTAATATAGTCTTGATCTCCAGCAAATGCAGTAGCATCATCGAATGGTAATTCATCGAATGCTGTGTCATCAAACAACACTGATCTCTGCTCGCTGTAACCACTGACAATTTCTAAATCATCTGCAGACACTAAACGAATTTTATCACCAACTCCCTCAACATACCAATATCCTAAAGCATATTTCGATGGCGATACCTCGCCAACAAAGTTTACTTTCATGCCATTACTAAGCGGATATCCATTACCCATGGTATATGTTTTTTTGCCTATAATTTCTTCGTCAACATCAATTTCTGTATTCTCTTCTATATTTTGAATTTGTAATACGCCACCGACATTGACATCATCTTCGCTGACATAGAATAAAACATTAGGAGCATCTAGCGGAATTTCAAAAGTCAATATTCCAGACTCTACAGCAGTTGCTCCACTGTCATCAACTGATATACCCGAAGTATATCGACTTAGTGTTCCACCTATTCTCTGAGTTTTGATACTAAATGCTTGGTTTGGCGCTGTAACATTAAATTTGTATGTTTGGCCTCTGTATAATTTTAATACTGGATTTCGAGTCAGTCCATCAGGATTAAAAATATAAGCAAAATTATCTCCCTCGTCTACTAAACTTACAGTGTATTCGCTTTGAATTGTTTTTTGTTGGCCGTAAACTGGGATAGCAGCAGGTCCATAAGGCAACCAATAGTATTGTTGAAAATTTACAAACTTATCCCAATCTATCAATGGATTCCAACTGTAAAATTCTTGTTTGTTTAATCTACGATGATTATTTGTTATACCACCTTGCACACTAATATGGTTGATATGATCTAGATAATCTTTGTTAAACACAACATTATCTAGATCATCTTTGATGATAGCACTGGGTTCTAATTGATAATTTTGTCTGTCAGTAGTAGAAGTTTGAACAAAGATATCATCAGCAGTGGTGGCTTTGCTGTCTTGACGACCAATAAATCCGTTGACTTTTTTTACAGTGCCAGGCTGTAACAATTGTTCTAATGTAGCGTGAACAAATTTTTTGTTGCTGTCAGATCTATAAAAACGAGGCAGTAGGCTAGAAATTTTTCTTGAAGAAGGATCTATCGGAACTGGGTATTCGTTTTGACTGTTGTCGTATGCCATTGTTTACCTTTAAGAACTAGAAATTTGATTTTTGTTTGCAATTTTTTCGGTTGTCGTAATTGCACCGATGGCTTTTATTTTACTTGCTGTGATACTGGATACAATTTCGATATCATCAACTGTTGCTCCATTTACAAAAATTTCATCTTTTTCACATGTGATTTCAAACAAACTACCAAAATATAAATTGTCTGCTTTGGGCACAATGACGAAACTCACTATAAACGGTGAAAGTTCTGCTAATACAAATGTTGATAATTCCCCGAAATAAAATGTATTTCCAAAATCCCAATTTTCAATTGAGAAAAATTTTGTTATAGAATTTAATATTCGTGTTTTAACATCATTGTCACTGATAACTTGTTCTATGTTTTTTACCACTTTGAATGTGGCCTGCAAATCTATTTTTGCAAGACTGCCAAACAATATTTTAAATTTCACAGGATGATAAATGATTTCGTCACTTATAGATTTAATTTTTCTTAATGTAGGATGAAGATCATTATATAAACTGTCACTGCTAGGAGGTAGCGGTTCTTCTTCGATTGAACCGTTGACATATTGTCTATATGCAGTGTCGTATTCTTTAGTTAAAATAAAAATATCAATAATGTTTGTAATTCCAGGATCAATTCTAGTTTCATAATCTGCATTATGAATATACTGGAATTTTAATCTATCTCGACCAACTAATACTTTGTATTGCAAACTTGGTATCAGCGTAGACGCAACTTTGTCTAATTTTTTTACTACATCAGTGTCAATAAAATAAAAATGTTGTGCTTCTACGTATTGAGAATAAGAAGAAATTGAGGTCTCTGACGGTAAAATTATAACTACAGGATTAGTTAAATCATTATAGATGTATCGATAATCTTCCTGACGATCACCGATAGTATATTTTTCTTGTATAATATATTTTCTCTGAAGGACTTCAAGATTTGTTTCTGTAACAGAAGGAGGATCAACAATATCATTAAAGATATCTGGATTATCTACAACACTGTCTTCGTCCGTATCGGTAAAAGTAATTTCAATTTTCTTAGTGTCAACGTATCCATCTAATCCACTGTATTCTTTGAGAATAGACCAATCTCTATCAAAAGTATAAGCAGAAGTCAATGGTGCGGGCGCAGTGTTTATACTTAAAACTTTTATCTTATCTTTGGCCACTGTGTTTGTTCTAGTGTCATAAATTTTATCACTGCTGTCGTAATAAAATCTAATTTGTTGATCACTCTCAAATATGTAACGAAGTTTTCTAGAATTAACTGTGTAAAATTCATCGTCTGGTGTGAACAAAATTAACCAACTAGAATCTAACTTTTGATTAGATCTGTCACCTGCTTTACCTAGACTAAACAGATTAGACACATTTAAATTTTGTTCAAAAACAATTTTCCAAGTTCTAGTTGTTCTGTCATATCTCAGACCAAATGGTCTATTATCAAACACTAGATCAATAATAGTTGTAATTGTGCTGCTTTCGATTGTATTTTTATATTTAGGAATAATTCTAGATAATCTAGCATCATTAGGAACAATGTCATTTAATATAATAGGACCAAAACCGGTAGACAAAGTGCCGGTGTTGTTGGCAGTGCCGTCACCGGTCACAGATACAACTTTAGTCCATAATACTGTAGATCCGTTAGATGGAATTCCGCTTGACGGAATTGTTTCTAATTTATTATTGGAAGATTTATTGAAATACTGACCAGTAGGCGCAGTAAATTTAACCAATGCTCCCGATTCAACATAAGTTAAATCAGTGCTGGTAAATTGTCCGGTTGCATACGGAATAGTGTCTACTATATTTCCAAAATATCCAGTGCTTTGATTAGTGTCTACTGTCTTAGAATACCATCTTGAAATAATAGTTGCAGATGTATCAATTTCGTAATTGGCATAGAAATAATTTTTTAAATTATCATCTTTGATAACATTGAATAATTGATTATAAACTACAAACTCGATATCAGTTTTAGTCACATAAGAAAATCTAAAACTGTCAGAATACAATTCTTTATAAACTACGCCGTCATCAGAAAATAAATTTGTTTTACTGTATTTTCCTGTGGGATCCACTAGATCAAAATAACGACTTATTCCGCTGGAACTTCTATTAACTGCTTTGATCTTGAGAATTTCCTGACTCACTGCTAAAGGACTAATATTATAATCCTCTCCTGTGATCATTCTATTTTGAGTGTAATAACTGGCCGGCGCATTAGTTTTGATACTGTCATTAGTTTCTGTGGCGGCTGCATTGACCACAGTGGACAACAAACTCATGTTAATTGTTAATACTTCAATTTGACCTGTATTACTGACATAAGAAATATCCACACTTACTGAACGAATGTCTTTGGGATTAATAGTGTAGGAAAATCCATTGCTGGTTCTATAGTAGATTCTAAAAGTGCCTAATGGCAACGTGCCAAATACTCCGTCAGAAAAATTCAAACTTATTCTATCACCAACACGGGTAATGACACTATAGATGTTTCTTATATTTTTTTCTAAACTGTTGTAAATGGTGTTGTTGCCTTTGAAATCAGATACCGGAGCCCAGTACTGAGATTCTCTACCGTTGTTGTCTAATTTGTATAGCCATACATCTGTGTTGTTGATGTTGGCAGCATCTATGTCAACAATTTCATTTGACCCTGGTTGATCTAGTGTAAATGTGCCGGTATTAAGTTGGCCCTGTCTAAAGTGAAAGAAAAATCCAGTGTTACTTGACCCAGTGCCCTTGCCATCATCCTTGTAGATAAAAGCAGGTGTTACGCCCAATGCTGGTGGCTCTTCTTTCACCACGGAATTCAACGTGTCTATAACTGTGCTGGTAATTTCAAATTGCATGTTTCGGCCATCAACTGCTTTAGTAAACCCAAACACTGGCACATCGGTGCTGATGCCTTTAAATCTATACTGCTCTGTAGGAACTCCTACTATGGTGGCCTTGGCATCAGGTTTACCAAATTGTCTGTTGGGTTCCAATGCCGAATTAATTACTTTGATAAATTGCTCGTTCCAATTGGCGTTGGTGGGGTCATTCCATGCTACTGTGATGCCTGAAAGATTTCTGTTGTTAGAATCAATCACTGCTTCTGTAGTTTTTACGCTGGTAAATTTTAAAAATCCGTTGGCTGCTAAATTCCGCTTGGCATTGTAACTTAACAGTCTTGCTAATCTCAATACACTTTCGCGACGTTCTGCTAGTTCTAAAAAATTATCACGGGCATTTAAATCTACACGAAATGCTATGCTTTGTCCTAAAAACGCAATAAGATCTATCAACGCTAGGTATTCAGAACTTTCAACATAGTCATTAAAATCTTCAGGGTAGTTTTCTCTAATGTAAGATATCATTACTCTGCGAAGATTTTCAAAGTCGTAACTTTGGAAATCAGCATTTCTAAAAGTCTGATATATGCGTTTCCAGTCTTCAGCAACTAGTAATCGATTCTGACGATCGGTAGATGACATCGTTTATCCTTGTTCAGTATATTTATTTGTAAATTAAACTACGCATTTAACTTATTAGACCATTGTCTTGATCAAATTTAAATTGCAAACTTTCACTTATATTGAAATTTAAATATACCAATTCACATTCAATTTGTATCCCACTTTCGTATTGATTTACAATGATTTGGTCGGCCTTGATCCGAGGATCGTAATTTATAATATCTTCAACATTTTTTACAATGGCATTTCGAACTTCGGGAGTAAATGGTTCATACAATAGGTCCCAAATCACTGTGCCAAATGTTGGATTTTCTAACTTTTCGCCTTGGCGAATGTGAAAATGATTTACTATGTCTTGTTTGATCAATGCGAGATCATACAATCCAAAATTTTCAGTAGCATTACTAATTGTACTGAAACCTTTGTAAATTTTTGTGTTGGGAGTTTGTTGAGATTGACCTGGTCCCTTGACTGTGATTCTATTATATAATCTGTTGTTGATTGTCATATTTCGCTTGCTCCTGAAATTTTAGCAAATGTATCTGTTCCAGTAGTGTATTTTTTCCAATATTCAGACGTATCGGCGATTGACGAACTATTTCCCTCGTTCCTATCATCGATATCCCTATCAGTCTGATCAGGTTTAAATTTTACCGGGTCAAGATTTTCATGATGTGGCCAAGGCTCGTGTGTGGGTATTCTACGCATGATCGACTGCGTTAATTCACTGCCTTCTTCATCTGGTAAACTGTGAGTTTTTAATTCTTTTGGTAGTTCTGCTTCGCTGGCCTCACTTGCAGAGTCGGCGCCGCCAGGTGCTGCGGCAACTGCTGCCGTAACTGCTGTGGGTGCTGCTGGACCATTAAGATTAATTGTACCAGCACTAAGCACCAATGATGCTCCGCCAATGCTGGTTGCGCCACCACCGGTCCATCTACTGTCTCCGCCACTTTTAATATCTAGTGACCCGCCAGATGTGATTGCAGTGTTGCCGCCAGTATTAATATCTAAATTACCAGTAGTAGTAATTTTTCTGTTACCCACTACAGTATAATCAATATTACCTGTTCTTTTAATAACTTCACTTCCAAAAATGGTAGAATTTACAGTTGCACCACCGCCAGACCCGCCGCCTACGTCCCAGTTGAGTCCTTGTTGAAAGTTCCAGTCCACTTGGCCTGTTACCTTATGTTTCCAGTTGGCATCGTACACCCAGTCTACATCGCTTTTTACATGATGTAGATAATTTGCATCAAACAAAATATTAACATCTTCTTTTACATGGTGAGTGTATGTTGTATCATATGTTATATCTACTGCTGCTTTAATATGAATTTTTTGATTGGCGTCAACGATTAAAATTTGATCTCCAATAACATGTGTGTGCATTTCACCTGCAACTTTAGTATTAAAATTTCGTCCTGCCTCAAGATTAATATCTCTATCGGCATAGAAATTTAAATCTTGTTTAGTGTGCAAACTTACACTATCTTCAGCATAGATATCTATTTTGCCATCACTGGTCATTTCAATCCAACTGGTGCCACGAGCATTGCCAATATAAATTAAATCTTCTGTATTGTGTAGCAGTATTTGATGACCAGTACGTGTTCTAAATCTTAATAAATCATTGTGGGGTCTATAAACATCACCGTCAGTTTCATCTTGTTCAACTGCTGCGTATTCAGGAGGACCTTCTGACGGTGATGTCTTACGAAGAAATTTATCAT